CTCACGGCACCGCCCCGACTGTCTCGCTCGCGTAGGAGCAGAGGTGTCACCTCCCGTTTTACGTCTGGCTACTCGACGGAACGCCTGCGTTCGATTTAACAAATGAGAAGTTGGGGTGAAACCCCGACGGCGATGGACTTGCTCTGCAAGAGGGCCACCCCGTCTCCCGTTGTAGGTGGGAGATTTCTGATGCTCTTCTTGGTACGGAAACATGTAGTGATGTCCGACCGGTGGGAGGATGTTAGGCCGCTTAGGGACCTTAAGTGAAAGTGTAGGTGCGTATTTCCTATCCAGGCATGGATGTGGATCTAACGGCTGATCCCCGGACATGGTGCGGTACTATTCGCAGCCACTGTTGAGGAAAAGAAGTCGACCCTTGGAAACCACCCGGGGTATTAGTGAGTGGATGACCCTTGTGAGTAGATATGTCTATTCATTGGGTTGGATAGGATGGAAAGGTCCATCTAAAGGAACGTCGAAACTGTGTCTCCTAGGTATGAGGCGTGATCAGTATAACGATCAAACTGAAAAGGCCTATTCCCTAATCCACGCAGTCATGAAAATAACAAGAGTTTTTAAGCGAGTGTCTAGGTGGGTGACGCCCACCGCACCGGTGCCATCTCTTGTGGATACCTCGCTTTGGCGGGGCGTGGCTTTGCGTCGAAAATGGCGCCTCAATTTGAGGGGCCGCTGTCGCGGGGACGAGCACAGCGCGTCCGATAATCACCAGTCCCCCCCTGGGCAAGGGGTTCGAAAAGAGAAAAAGGCCCAACCAGACGAAGCTTACTACCCGAGTAAGCCTCTCGAAATGAGGGTTGGCCAAGAGGCCTGTAAAAATGGAGTGCGCCTCGCTAGGAAGGCGCGAGAGATTCGCAAATTGCTTAGAATTGAATTTGGCGAATCCCAAATGAAAGGCTGGACGGTAAGAAAGCTACCTAGATGGATACGGTGCGGTCATCTTCGATCCGCGATCCGATCAACCCTGCAGCAGGACATACCTATCCTGTTGGAGCTGAGTATTAAGACCTCTCAGAAGGTCGAAAAGAAAGTGTGCTCAGTCTGCGAAAGTGGCAGCGAAGCGATGCTCAGAAAGTACAAAGAAGAACGGTTCCGGAATGTCGTTATAGACGATTCCCATTTAGAGCGTTTTAGGAGGTTGGTTGCCCAGACCATCCCAAAAGCTTGGAACCGCCGGAAGTACCCGTATATTCCGAACGGGAACGCCACGCTGGGAAACAAAAGAAAAGAGGGGGGTAATTGGGTTCAGGAACCCTTTTCCCGTGGTTGTCGGCCCGAACTGGTCTACAGTTCTGGGAAACCTCGCGTTGTCACCCTGTACAGTACGTACAACGTGGAGACGCTGACACCACTACACACTGCCCTCTACAGCGTGTTACGGAGGAAGGAATGGCTCTTAGTTGGGGATCCCACTAACGAAAGGGTCAGTCAATTACGCGGACTTGACTGGGTGTCCGTAGACTACAAGGCGGCGACAGATAATATTAAAGCTGCTTACGTCCGTAGTGTAGTTGACGTCTTAATTGACAAAGGTGAGGACCTCTCGGAACAAGAGGTGGCGTGCTTGCGCGTCCTCGGCGAACTTAGGTTCGACGACGAGGGCGAAGCTGCCTCGACTGGTCAGCCGATGGGGAGCCCGATGAGCTTCCCTGTGCTGTGTCTGATCAACAATACCGTTTTCGAGTTGGCATTGCAGGACCTTGCCGAGTCAGGGAGAGTCAGAGTGAAAGCAAATAAGCTCTGGCGACATCGCCGTCTCATCAACGGCGATGATCTGCTTTTTCGCGATCTTACTCCGGATCACGCCTTGTTCCGTTTGGTCGTCTCCAATGGACTCAAAGTCGGCTTAACCGTCAATGAGTCGAAGACGATGAGGGACGCCCATCTTGCAGAAGTGAATTCAACTCTCTTCATTGATGGGCAAAAGCAAAAGAAAACGAATGTGTCGGCTCTCTATATGAGTCGTGAGAACATGGACGTTTTAGGCTATGCGCAGGAGTCTGTTCGGACTAAGATGGGTTTTGCATCCATCGTTCGTAAGTCCGCTAATCAGCTAGCGTATCAGCCTATTAAGATTGTCTCGCCTTTGTCACAACCATTTGCAGAGGTCGCCTTTGGCGATAAGAAAATAAGAGACGCGTTGCATTGTTCGGCTCCCTCGGGAGAGACAACGACACCGAATCCTTTTCCGGTAGTGGAGAAACCCAGCCACTACTCACTTTCACGCGCGGAGGAGGTTGAGGCGATCAATATTGCTGTAAGCCGGTATAGGGAAGCCGGCTATCGCCCTGCTAAGCCTAAGAAGCTCAGGGTGGTCCGTGATAGGAAAAGTTTGGGGAGGCTTGCTGCCCCAACACGCCAGAAAAATAAAACCAGTAATGAGACAATCCTTAAAGTCTTGGCAGATTACTGGGAGAGGAAAGAATGGGAGGAGATAGCTGAGAGACCCGGACAGGTTTTTGCCTTACCTGTCATCGACGAGCCCCAAATAAACTATCTCGTTGGACAAATACGGGTTACAAAGGAAAGAATGGGAGGAGATAG